TTCCGGTGGTCGTGATCGTCTTGGCGGTGGCCGCAACCGTCGTCACCGTGGACGAGGTGCCCATGAAGAACCGGGCCAGGTTGCCGACCGAGATGTTGTCGGTGCTCAGGGTGCCGCTGTAGTTGGCCTCGATGACGATCGAGCGGTCCTTGGAGCGAACCTTGGTGTCGGCGGTGTAGTGGTCGAGCTTTTCGACCTCGCCGGTCAGCGAGCATCCCGGCGTGTTGCCCAGGTACAGCTCGGAGTCCTGCGGCGTGGTGGTGCCGGCGATGAAGGGGGCGAAGTACAGCCGACCACGACCCAGCGTGATGTTGTCGGCGACGGTGTGGGTGATGGCCATGCTGGCTCCTCAGTCGAGTTTGAACGGGTCCGCCAAGCTCTCTTTGAACGTGACGGTGTACGGAAGAAAGAAATACGCCCTGCATGATACCGCGTCAGGGGGCCGAACAACGCCCCCGCTGATCCGGCTCGCGATCATCAGGCCGCCCGGGGCGCCCGGAACAGGCATGCGGTGCGTGGCGGGCGCGCGGGGATCCATCAGCATGGCGAGCGCCTTTTTCACGTCCGCCAGCAGCAAGTGGGCGGGGTCGGTAGGGTTGGTGCGGTCTTCCGGCGCCCAGCCCTGAACCAGCAGGGGGTAGTCCTCAACCTGCACGGACCCCGCGGCCTTGTCGGGCGTGGTTTCGCGGTCGGGCTGCGGGCTGTCCAAGATCGACACTGCCGGCAGGGGCTCGTCGTCTCCGAAGACGGTGCGACCCCGGAACACCCGGCCGTCCAAGTCGAAGTTGTAGCCGCGCGAGCGCCGCACGGTCGCTTCGAGGTGCGCGCAGATCGCCTTCAGCAGCACCAGGCGTTTCGGGTCAGCCACGGATCAACCTCTCGTACTGCCGAGCAAACTCGGTCTGCAACTTGGCCTCGACGCGGGGCACGATCGTGGGCATGAGCTGCCCGAACATCTGGTTCACGCTGGGGCCGGACAGCAGGTAGAGGTCGCGCCCGATCTTGCGTGCGGCCTGGCTGTTCCGGAGTGGTCCATTGGTTCGCAGGGCCAGGCCGACACCGTTCGCACCACCGGGGGTAGGGATCAGGAACGAGTAGGAGCCCTTGGTATCGGGGTCGCTGAACGACTTGGTGGCACCGCCAACGAGGATGCGCACCTTGGGGTGTGCCGAGCCTCTGTCCTTCTGGCTGACCACGAACCGGCTCAAGCCGAGCGGGTTGTTGTCAGCGGAGATGACCGCCTCGGGGTTCTGGGTGGTGGGTCGCTGCGAGATGCGAAAGCGCCGCCCCGCCAGCGCGTCGGCCGGCAGGTTGACGGTGGACGCCATCTCGCGCTTGGAGAGGTTGCGCCCCCACTCGGCGGCGTCACCCACCGCGAGCTTGGCGGCCTCGGCGGCCACCTCGGGTGTGCGGGCCACGAACGTGGCGAGGCCTTGGATGCCGGCGGAAGAGATGCGGATCATGGACCGCGCGCCACGACTTCCGCCATCCGGAACCTGCCGGTGACGGGGTGGAGAAAGTCAACCAGGTATTCGACACCCTCAACCGCCACCACGGCATTGCGCTCGGGCGTGACTTCGAGGGTGTCGAATACCAGTCGATGCTGGCCTTCTTGAACCTGCGCATAGCCATCGCGGTTCAGGTCTCCGTGGCGGATCGCGCCGTAGTGCCACCGCACGGAGATCAAAAGGGCCGGAACGCCTTCCCCTGGAGCTAAATAGCTCGCGGGTAAGCCGAACGTCTCGTGCACGGTGGCACGAGCGGCGGCGCGGAGTTCCGACCAGCCGGCCATCTCAGGCCGGGTCCACAGGAGAAGCGGCACCGTTCTCCACCAGCCAGGCCGCATTGGCCGGGTCGATGAAGAACTTCCCGCCCGGGGTGGTGATGCCCTTGGCGTGGTGGATTTCGTGGATCGCGGTCATCTCGACCAGCTTGGGGGCCGCCGGAGCGACCTTCGGGGCAATTTCAGCCATTCGGGTGCTCCTTGGGTCAGGCCACGACGCGGGCGCGCATGGTGGCGTTGGGACGGGACGGGATCATCAGCGGCGAGGACTGCGACAGCAGCTTGCGCGCCGAGGGCTCGTTCTCGACCCAGCTCTTCGTGAAAATCGGCAAGGGCTGCAGAACGTCCACGTCCAGGATGGCGCCGAAGGCTTGCACCAGGCCCAGGCCGTCAGCGGCGATCAGCAGCACGTCGCGCGGGTCCATGATCTCGACGCTCTGGGTCTCGCTGATGTCGTAGGACTCGCGATACACCCAGTATTGCTTGGTGCCGTCCGTGCCCTTGTACTGGAGCGGGTTGCCACTGCCGGGGAGGATGTCGAGGCCACCCAGCGACTCACCACCGCGGCGCAGATCCAGCAGGTCTTTCAGCTCGCCGTTCTTGCGGAACGCGCGCCATGCCGACGTGCCCATGACCACGTCGGTGACCGGGTAGTTGCAGCCGTCCTGCACGCGCACCGACCAGTCTTCGAGGTTGTCCAGTGCCGACACACCGGAGTCGGTCCAGCGCGAGCCAGCCAGCAGGGTGACGGTCTGGTTCGCGGCGCGACCGAAGTCGATGGTCGTGGTCGGGTAGTCGTCGCCCGCGATGACCAGCGTGCCGTTCTGCATGACTTCGGCGGCCATCAGGTTCCAGCGGCGCTCGATGGCGTCACGCTGTTCCTGCAGGTACTCGGCCAGCAGGGCGTCGCGGCGCTGCGACGGCGACATCATGCCGCCGTAGGGCTCGCCGGGCCGGCGCGACAGCGTGCGACTCGGGTCGATCGTGTCGCTGATCTTCACGTAGGCGGGGGTGAACTTCTCGGTCTGGAAGCCACCGTGGCGCTGCACCTTGCCCGCGACGGTCGGCATGACGTAGGGGGCGACCTTGCGCGCCAGTCCCGTCACGCGGTCGAAGTGGATCTCGGCCACCTCGGAGTTGTAGACCCGGGTGACGAAGTTCAGCCAGAAACCCGGCAGGGTGGGCTTGGACTCGCGGATGACGCCAGCGAGGACGTGGGTACCGTAGATGTCGACGCTCATGGTCAGGCTCCGTATGCGGTTTTCTTGAGGACGATCTGCGAGCCGATCGGGAACGTGGCCAGCTTCGCGGCGTCGGTCGTGACCGAGGCGTTGAACGTGACGGCCTCGATGTTGAACTGGCCGGAGACGATGACCTCGGGGGTGGCGTCAGCGGTGTAGACGGCCGGGATGGCGCACAGCGCGACCGCGACTTGGCTGCCGTCCGAGGCGGCGGGGTCGTGCGCCTTGAGCTTGCCCGAGGCGGTGATGCGGCCCATGACCTGCAGGTAGACGTAGGTGCCAGCGACCACGATGGCCGGGGCGGTCACGACATCGGAGATGCCGGCGTAGATGTGGCCGGGCGCGAAGGACTCGACGCTGCGGCTGGCGATCTGGGGGTATGCCATGTTGGTGGCTCCTTACTTCTTGCGCTGGAAAGCCAGCAGGCGGGCGACGGTGGCGCCGGTCTCGTCCGCCGCGGCCGAGTCGGTGCCATCCGGGACGATGCCCGGCGTGCCGGCGGCGGCCATCGCAGCGGCCAGCGGGTCCGCGGCAGCAGCGGCCGGTGCGGCGGAAGCCACGGGGGCGGCAGCCAGGAGAGCCAAGGCGGTCTCGGCGTCCGTGTTGGTGTCGAAGGCGAGCTTGTTCGCCAGGGCGGTGCGGCCGGCGGCTTCTGCCCCGGTGATGATCGCCTTGATGCGAGCGCGCTCCGCGCCCGCGACGGCGGCTTGGTCGATGTCGGGCACGGTGGCCTCCAGTTGGAAAGAGCCGGTGGTAGCCGGCAGGGATGCCACGAAAGCGGTGTACGCCTCCGGTGCGGTGTTGGTTTCGTCGATCAGGCCGAGGGCGAGCGCGTCCTTGGCGCCGAACATGTGGGCCTCGGTGTCGCGCACTGCCTGATCGGAGAGGCCGCGCATCGCGGCGACGTGCGCGACGAAGGCGGAGTAGCGTTCGTCGATGCGCGTCTGAATGTCGGCGCGCACGTCATCCGGCAGGGGCTGGTAGGGGTTGCCGTCAACCTTGTGCGCGCCACCGTGGATGTAGGTGACCTTGATGCCGGCTTCCGAGAGGTTCTTGCTGTAGTCGACGTGCATAGTGACCACGCCGATCGAGCCCGCGCCACCGCTGGGGATCAGCACAATGCGGTCGGCGGCAGCGGCCAGCGCGTAGCCGGCGCTGTAGGCGTTGGAGTTGACGACCGCGATCAGCGGCTTGCCCGCTGCGCGGAACGCGGCCCGGAGACCTGCTGCGCACTCGAAGCAGCCAGCGGCCTCGCCCCCGAAGCTGTCCACGTCCAGCACGCCGGCCCGCACCTGCGGGTCTGCGGCGGCAGCAGCGGCCATCTGGGTGATTGCCTGGTAGCCCGTGGCCCAGGAGTAGGCGCCGCCGAATCGGTTCAGCAGGGTGCCGCGAACGGGGATGAACGCCACCCCCGTGCCGGGGTCGAACGCGAAGGTCTTCTCTTCGCGGGGGGCCACCGAGGCGCCGTAGACCGCGGCCACGTCGAGCGAGTGGTCGAACTCTTCGGGCTTGCGCGCACCTGCCAGTGACGACGCGAACGCCATCGAGGCGTGCGGCGCGACCAGCAGGGGTTCGGCGGTGATTTGGTGGATGTCGATCATGCTGCCTCGGATGATACCGCAGGTTTCGGCCCCGGGGTACCCGGCTTGTTGGGTGCATCCAAGTCGGCCATGTCCAACTCGCGCATCTTGTTCCGCTCGCGAGCGCGCTGGGCGAACACCTTGCGCCAGTCCTTGCCCAGCCGGGCGCACTCGTCCTCGTAGGTGGAAAGGCCCTTGTCGATCCGGGCGATGGCTGCGTCGGTTTCCTTGCCCTCGTCGATCTGGCCACGCGCCGCGCCGATCCACTCCGCCGAGGTGTAGGCGTCGCGGTGGCCCGGCAAATAAAAGTCCGCTCGGGTGCGGCCGGGAGGCAGGGGCAGATCGCCGCGGCTGATCTCTTCCTCGATCCAGTTGCCGTAGACGAAATTGGCGACCCGATCGGCGGTGCGGCGCTTCTTGCTGACCATGTGCCGCCACGACTGCATCATGCTGGCGCGGGCGGAGCTGTAATTCGTGTTCGTGAAGTCGCGCGAGAACTCTTCGTAGCTCAAGCCGAACGCGCTGCTCAGGTGCATCAGCATGCGGCGCTCGAAACCACTGTCACCCACCTGACCGGCGGGGTAGAACTTGAGCTTGGTGCCCGGGTGCAGGTGGGGGATTTTCACCCCGTCGAGCTGGAGCGACTTGGCGTTGGTGGCGTAGGCGGCCACCGACTGCATGTAGCTCATGAGCGGGTTGCTCGGGTCGGAGATGTTGCCCGCGCCCAGCGACCCGAACACGACCTCGGACGGGAGATCGGACTCGATGGCCGCGGCGTACATTGCGTTGGTCACCGCGTTCTGCAGCACCACGTCGCGGTACTGCTTGGTCATCTTCATTTCTTTGAGGACCGACACCACCGCAGAAATACCGCGGTTCATGTCCGGCTCGGTTTCCTCGAAGATGTGCAGCACCTGCGGGCGGCCCCAGGGAAGCTCGCGGGGCACCGTGGTCCAGTTCCAGATGTCGGCGCCCACGTAGGGGTCGAACCGATGCCCGTTGCGGATGCTGTAGCTGACCGGGTACCCCCACTTCGGGTGGAGGTTGACGCCGCGGCGGCGCGTGAGCGTGTCCTCGCCGTCCTGCGGGTTGCACAGGCGCGATGGGGACAAGCAGTTCATTGCGGTGTAGCACGGGCGGCCCGCCTCGCGCACCCACTCGGCCACGTTCAGCACCTCGCCCGTGGCCATCATCGTGCTGACCGCCAAGCGCACCATGTCGGTCAGGGTCTTGCGACGGCGCACATCAAACCAGGCGCTGTCGCTGTCGGCCAGCAGGTTGAACTTGGTCTCTGCCGCGAGCTGGAATTCTTCGGCCCACCCCTCCGGTGCGCCCAGGGCGAGTGCGTTCGGGCGGGCGTTGCAGACGTAGACCGCGCCGACGATCGAGTCCTTGGTGATGTCGACCGCACCCTGCACGAACCCGTCGCTGCCGATGCGGTCTTGCGTGCGGGCGTCCAGCAGGTCTTTGTCGGGGCCGAAGCGCACGTCCGGCGGGCGCATGTCCGGGAGCCAGGTCGCCATCTCGCGCGTGTTGCGCTCGGCGCCGGCCAGCCCACCCCCGAAGGACATCTCTTTGCCGTGTTGGTCAAGGAGCTTCAAAACCACACCCCCATCGGGCCGGTGACCGGCGTGGCGGTGGGGTTGG